CCTCTATACTGAAACCTTTTACCTTTCCTGTCTTTACAAAGTCATTCCAAACCTCATCGTTATTTACTTTAACAGAACCCATCCAAGTTCCAACAGGTACATTCATACCAAACTTTCTTGACTTGTCGTGTACCTCATCTTCTACAATCCAACTCTCAACTAAAGTAAGTCCATTAATATCGTGTTCGTGTTCTAAAGTAGCTTTGTTTTGGTTGCCATTCATCAAATACATTTGAGATGCCTTAACAACAGTTTCTTTTGAAAAGTATATATAATACTCATCATCTCCACTTCGTCTGTAAATAGGTTTGTTAGGTATTAATAAAGCACCTACAAGTAGTTTCTTTTCCTTATCCGCTTCTTTTAATTCTATAATATTACTATTCAAAGCAATGAAATCCTCTTCAATAGCAGGATTCTCAACTACGCTAATAGCTTCAATTCCAATTTCGTTATTATCTTCGTCTAATATTAACTCTATTATATTCATATTTATATATAGTTATAATGTTTTTATTTTGTCTTTTTAAATACTTGCTCCATCTACAATATTTCTATCCATTGACTGTGCAGTAGTTACATCATTAGATACTACAAATGCTCTAACAGGTTCTTGCGATTGCCCACCTATTGCATCAGCTAATTGATTTGTATCACTTGCACCTACTACATTAAACGCAGGAGGTTGAGATACCGAACCACCACCACCTGATGGGTTTGGTATTGTACTTGAACCACCACCTTTTGGGTCTACACTTTTTATAGCAGATATATTCTTTAATGCAACCGCACCTGCTAACGCACTTTGAACGATAGGATATGCAGGGAAAAATGCAGTTATCGGAGATTTCTGTGCAGTAGAATAAGCATTCTGTACACCCTCAACACCACTAATAGTAGCACTTGCAATAGCCATCGCTTTACCTATCTTGCTATCTTTTCCTGCTAATTGTGCTATCTGATTAAGTGTATTTTTAGCATCGTTTAAAGTTTGTTGTTTACGTAACTTTTCTATTTGTTCTTTCTTCTTAATTTCTTTAACTTCTACATCTGTACGTAATCCTGCATAGTATTCATAAATCTCTTGCTTTTGTTGTTCTGTTGCATTTAACTTATCTAATTCAGCAATCTTTCTCTGTTCTTCTAAATCTATTTTTTGTAATTCTGTTTCAGCTTCTTTATCTGCTTGTTTTTGTTTAAAGTCATCTCTTACTTTTTGAATAGCTTCTAACCTTGTATTTTCATCAGTAGCTTCTTTATTTATTTTATCTTGTTTTTCTTTTGCCTCTGCATCTAATTCAGCTTTCTCTTGTTTTCTTGCACCTGATATTTCTGCGGTAATAGATTTTTGTTGCCTTAATCGTGCAGTTTCTAATTGTATTAACCTTGCTTTTAAATTAGCTTCTTCGTCTAAATCTGCTTTGGTTGATTTTGTTAATGCATTTTCAGATTGCTTTGCCTCTAATCTTAACTTGGCAGCTTGTATTTCTTTATTAGTTATTTCTTCATTTATCCTACCTGCTTCTTCTAATGCTTCTATTCTATCTTTTGCAGAAACCTTATCTTTATCCGCTGCCTTTTCTCTTAATTCAGCAACCTTTCTATCTGCTTCGGCACGTTCTACAATTAACTTCCTTTCTACTTTATCTGCCTTTGCTCTTTGGTCTGCTATCTGACCTGCTATTTTTGCTTCTTCTTTTAACTCCTTTACAAAACCTTTAGTAGATTCTGTAACTTTATCTAAAGTATTTTTAACACCTGTTAAAGTATCGACATAAGAACTACCTGCTTTTTTAGCATCTTCTAAAGCACCACTAAAATCCCCACTAAATACTTTTTTAAATGCACTACCTAAAAAACCTAAAGTGTCGATTATAGCATTAAACCTATTTGTAATATTTTCTACAATTAAATTTTTAAAATCTATTAATGCTTGTTTTGGGTTTTCAAATACGCTAATAATACCCTCTCCTAAATCAGCTAACAAATCCAATAAGTTACCTGTAACACTACCGATAATACCTAATATTTTTGCAAACTTATTTTGCCCCTCTTCACTTCTTGTAAACGCTTGTCCTAAAGATGTAATAGCAATCAGTAAAGCACCAATACCTGTACCAATGATAGCAACCCTTAAAGATTTAAAACCTGTAACCGCAGTTTTTAATGCAGCTTTTAACCCTTTAAATTTAGTAACTGCTCCACCTGTGGCTTTATCAAGAGTACTACCCATTTGTGTAGATGCCTCTTGTGTTTGTTTTATCTCCTTATTAGTGTTAGATATTTCTTTGTTGAGTTTCTGTACATCTTTAACACCTTTATCCGATTTAACTTCTAATTCAACTACTACTTTTTCTGCCATCTTATCTCTTGTTTAATTGCTTTGTAACCCTCTTTTAACGTTGTAGGTAATTTGTTTTTACCTTGTGCTATTCTTATGTTTTCTGTTTCTCCTTTTGCGTATTTTAAAAGGTCTAATATATTTTTTATCATAGGTCGTTTAATAATTCTAATTCAGATTTTCCATTCTCTAAATTGGTTGTTATTGAATTTATCTTATAACTGTTTCCATTAATTATAAATCTGTCTGCTAATGAATAGTTAAGTAATATTCTCAATGGTAGGTATGCAGTTACTTTTGATATTCTATTCTTTGGATTAAAAACACCCTCAATGTAACTACTGTAATATGCTTGAAATAATGTATTTGTAAATCCATTGTCAGATGGGTTACTTAATGATGCATACTCATTATTCTCTGCATAGAAATTTATATTATAACTACTCGTTGCAGATGCTAAAGCTACACTATTAGATGGTATGTTAAATTCCGTAACTTCTACGTGGTCTGTTGTAGAGTTTAAAAAAGATATAGAACTTTGTGTTTGTCTAATAGGATAAAATATTAATGGCTTACCAAAATAACTTTCGTCATTATCATCTACAAAATAACCCCATTGAATATCTGTTGCATTATCGTTGTTACCATCAATTAACCTTTCGTATTTCAACTGTGAGAAAGGTGTTTTGATATTGTAAATACCTCCATCTAATTTTTCGCTATTTGTAAAATTCTCTTTTCCCCAAACCTTACCAAATTTTTGATTATGGAATGATGCTAATTTTGTTTTTGTATCCTCGTGTTCAAAAGTTATTTCTTTATATGGTAGGGATATATTTACAGAACTTTTACTTACATCTACATATTTTGTAATATCATAAGAAACACCATCAGAATAAAATTCATCCAATGTTTTTACAATTATATCATCTGTATTTTTATCAACGTATGCAGTAAGATTAAATGTCTTAAATAAACCTGATATAAAATCAATTACTTTAATAGTTGGTATCTGTTGCGTAATATCAAATACAAACTCACTTATGTAAGTGTAAGCACCTGTATTATAACCTTTAGTTGCTAATTGTGTACCATCTCCAAACCTATCATATTCAAAATACCATTGTATATTTGTAAAAGAAATATTTGTATTTGCTTCAATATAAATAGTATAATCCCCTTGACCTTGTATTGATTGGTCAATAGTTAAGTTTCCTGTTATATTTCTAAAAGACAAAACTTCTATACCATTCTTTTGTAATGATATACTATAAGGGTCTGCTGATGCAGTTGTAAAAGTTAACTCCGTATTACCTGTATATTGTTGAGGTACACCATTTATTTCAATAGTAGTTGTACTTTTAGCGTGTGTTTGTGTTAAAGTATTATAATTTTCAACAGTCCAACCACTCATAATGCTTTGAAAAGTATCTCCTAAATTTTCTACATCTCCTTTCTTTCTATGCAACCACATAAAAAGATTGTAATAAGGTGCGTTTGTACTTGTAAAAAAATCATCACTAAAAGTTAATCCGTATTTAGTTTCTATCGCTTGTACTATTGTATGTAATCTAATAGCATACTTTAGTTCTGAATACAATACACCGTGGTCGTTTGCACCACCACTACCACTATGCCAATATAAATTACCCTCATCGTGATTACCGCTTGTACTATTATAAAACAATCTTTGTGTATGTGTAATCAACGGAACTATAACATCGTTATTATTTGGGTCAGCTTCCAAACCTGCTTTTACATTTGTAGAATCATAAGTTTCATTTAATGTAGTCAAACTTTCTAAAGATGCTAATGTATCATCTCCTAATAGGTCTTTTAAGGTAACTGTACTACCAAAGAATGTAATCCTATATGTGTGAGGTGCATTGTTCTTTAAATCAACACCCTCGAGTTTTATTTTACCATTTCTAAATGGCAGGTTGTTTAATTCAATATTAGCACTCTTTTTTATTCTTGCATCAAATCCATCTATAATATCAAAGTTATAATAGTGCTTAAATATTTTATTATTTGTTTTAGAGGCAGGTATTGAAAACGTTCTTGTAAAATCTGTAAACACCTTGCCAACATCTTTTACGTTCTTAATAGATTGCGTAATACTAACGCTTTCATCTTTGAACATATCAACTCTTTGCCCCTCTATGTATAGTTGAATTATCTGCATCTATCGAATGTTGTTTATTGTATCGTATGAATTATCAAAGTCAAAAGTATATTCTACTAACCTATCATTTAAAGATGTCTTATAAGTAATGTTTGATGTCTTTACATTGATTGGTAATATTTGTTCTTCTGTATCAGTCAAGTTTGTAATCCATACCTTTTCAGACAACATCATTTGCTTAAATACTTCGTTGTATTCTTCGTTTAAAAATCCACTACTTAAAGTAACGCTTTCTTTTCCAACTACATTAAATTCTTTGTTAACGTGAGTACTTCTATTATACGTTCCGTTTGAAATAGTGTTTGCTTTATACGTTTCTTTTTTAACATTCATTTTCTCAACTGCTTTTTTAAAGAAATACATATCTTGTAATGCTCCAAACTTGTTTACGAAAGTTACCTTTTTGGGTTCGTATTTACATTCATCTAAAACTTTTACTTTTATTACATCAAGTTGAACATCGCTACTACTTACTCTGATTTCATCAATCTCTCCAATCTCGAACTCTTCTAAAAAATCTCTTAAACATTTTGTTTCTTCAAAAATACCTCCGCCTCCAAATTCTCCGAACAAAACTCTTTCTTTGAAATTGTCATAAATACTTTCTCCATTTACAGTTAAGTATTGAATTACTTTTGCTGAACCTGTTGCGGGACTAATATTTTGAGAACTTAACACTTCTCCGTTTTTTAGAAAAGTAACAGTTGAACTGTTTGTGGCATTAATTGGTATTCTTACAAGATTGTCCGCAAGTGCAAATATCTGTCTATTAGAAATCATTATAGGATTATTGTCTACATCAAAATCATTTTCTTCAAAGTAAGAATAACTATCAAAAGCAAAATGCACTCCGTAATCTCCATCTGAATCAATATTTCCATTACTGTCATAAATATCAAACTCTATTTGAACTCTTAACGCTTGACTATTGTAGCTTTCATAACCTTCTCTAAAGTAGACATCTAAATAATCTCTTATCAATTCAGATACTTCAATCTTTCCTGCTTCAAAGTTAGCATTGTAATTTTTTCTAATTGTATATGCTAAAGGAGGTATTAATGGATACGCATCATATATATAAATCCTGTAAACATTATAGCCATTGGTCAGTATATTACTTCCTACATAATACGGACTCCTTAAATTAATTGCCATTTCTTATTTTTTTAAATTATCTTTTATTGTTGTTTCTAATAAGGTTTCCATATCTAAAGCAAACGATTGTACTAACTCTTTTGGTAAATTCTTAAATGCTTTCTCAAATGGTTTTGTAAAGAACATACTCGGTTTAATTCCTTGTCTAAATACCGCATCTCTTACTGCATAAGCAGACAAACCTTTTCTTTTCGACCATTCTTTAAAATGCTTTACAGATGGCTTTCTACCCTCTTTAAAACTAAAAGGACTATTACCACCTTTCTGTTTCCAAATCTTACCTTTGTTGTTTCTTCTATTAAACTTGCTTGTTGTCTTTCTTACACCACCTGCACCTCGTACACCTTTATCTTGAAATATACCATACTGCTCCATTAGAAACTCTAATTGGAAACTATTTTTAGAAACCTTTACTTCGCTATCTAAACTGTTATAAAGTTCTTTAGATGAGTTCTTTTTACCTTTAGTAAGGTTAGTTCTACTTTGTTGTATAACGTATTTAGCAAACTTATTTAAAACATCTTGCGTTTCTTTTAGCTGCATATATCAATATCATTTTGAATAAATACATCAAACGTACACGCCCAACCTGCTAACTTGTTTTCGAACCTTTCGTAAAATGGTTCACAGTTTGGTGTTCCATCTAATTGGTATAAATCACTATGCAAGTTTCCTTTCCTCAATAACATTGTCAACCTATTCAATACTGCTAACTGTGTATTCAATACATCTTGCTCATTGTCGTTACCTCTAAATATATCGGTTGTAGGTTCTTTGCTTTCATCTACTATATCCATAGCCATAACTGTAATATTAAAAGATAGGTATTGTTCTTCTGTTATTACGTTGTTTACAATAATATGCGACAAAGGGAATATAGTTTGTTTAGATAAATCTATTTCTGTTATATCTCCTGTTGTTACTGTATTGACGTTTACATCATTTAGTAACTGCTCTTTTATGGTTTCCGTTAATTGGTAAAATCCTCTAATTCCCTGCATTGAATTTATTTTTTATTTGTGATGCTTCTATTTCTTGTTTTTCTTTTTCAAACGTTAAGAATAGTAAACATTCGTGCATTTTTAATTTAGTGATATCTTCAAATCGTCTAATATCTGATTGAGCGAGAGCGTAAACACTTGAATACCAACCCCATTTTGTTCCGAATTGAGATACTCTTGTAAGAGTGTTTCCTCCTCCTGACCCAAAGAGTTCATCATAGTTTGACATAATTCGTTCCCTAAATGGTAAAAAAAAAGTATAGAACCCAATACTGCATCCAATGGCATATCTTTTAAATGCTCTGTATCTCCTGCATCGTACTCCTTTATAGTGTACCTATTCCCTTTTCTTATTTCTATTGGTCTGTATAAAACCCCCATTGCTTTCTCCATATTGTCCCAATCCCCTACGCTTGTATCAAGGTCAATGTATTCTCCAAAACTCATCTCATCAAGGTTAGGTATAAAGCCATACTCAACACCACCCATTTTAAACGTATGTACTAAACTTGGTTTGCTTTCAAACATTGTAGAAATAATATTTACAATATCTGTAACATCACTTGCTTTTATATGTCTTACGCTTTCTGCTTTTACTCCACAGAATATTTCTATCATCTTAAATGATAGCTGCGTTTCTGTTAAATCTTTTAATTCAGTTAACTTTAAATACTCTTGGTATTGTCCTAAAGTAACTTCGTTTAAACTATTGGGTACTATTAATTCAACTTTCATATATGTATATAGTTATTTATTAAATATTTTAGAAACTAATGTAAAACAAAAAACCCTTACATTTCTGTAAAGGTTAATTAAATAGCTTATTGGGTGTTTCCCTTTATACACTATTCCAACACGTCTGTTGTTTTTGTTATGCTACTGTATATGTGTAATTATTATTACTTAGTAATAAACTCTGCTAATTCTTTATATTTTTCCATTGTATGTTTTTTCTCAAACATAACCTCATCAAATACCATTTTAGTTATGCTTGGAATATCTTGCATTAAATTATATGCATTAAAAGTTAATACAGTTCCATCTTCTAACTGCATATTAACTTCTCCGTTTTGACCTCCCCAAAGAGATACCGTATTGTCTATATATATTTGCTTTTCCATAATTATCTTTTGTAAACTTCATCAATATCTAAACCTAACCACTCACAAACTTGTTCATCTTGAAACCAAAACAAATCATTTATATCTGTTTCTGTAAGTCCATCAATAAAAAAATCTTCTATGTAACCCTCCAATTCATTTAATTCTGTGTAGGTTAATTTTTCGGCAAACTGTTTTGCCCCACTCCAAAATTCAAACTGTGTCAATCTAATTTCTTTTGTAATTGTCATTTTGTCTTTGTTTATTTTGCTGCTTCATTACAACACTACAAATATAAAAAGAATTATTTAATTATTAACAAAAAAAGTTAATTATTTTAGATTATAGCGTATTTACCAAAGTTTGGTTTACTCAATACAGAATAGGTAGCATATCTAACCGCATCAATAGTATGGTTGTTTTTATCTATTGGCTTGTTTATCATCTTACCACTCCTATCCTCTTGCCACTTGTAGTTTCTAAACTCTTGTATGCAGTTGTTACTATCTTTCTCTATATGTATTTTAAAACGTTTTAAGAGGTCTATTCCTGCGTTGATACTATCAGCACCTTTTAAACTTGGTCTTACGTTAAAACCCATTCTACGCAACTCCTCAATCAATCTTGGTTCAGCACTATCAAAGTATATTAATTCTCTTTCAATACCTATCTCTTTCCACTTCCTACTGATATCATAAGTAGTCATTTGTGTTTGGTATATATGTTCTTTGATATAAAGGTTGTGGTCTTTCCTATAAACAGAAACTAAAGTAGTTGGGTCATTGGAATATCCTGCATCTGCTCCATAGCTGATAAACTCTGCATCGTGTGGTATGTGGTTTACCTCTGTATAATTAAATATAGTAGCTTTAGAGATACCTTTTAGACCTAAACCATAGATTTGCCAATAGGTTTCATCTGTATCTTTTAAACGTTCTATTTCTTCCCTGATGCTTTCATTAAGGAAGCTATTATCCAAATAAGTAGTAATATAGAAATCGGCATCTGCTCTTGGTATTACCTTGTCGTAAATCCAATGGTACTCATCCGATGGATTAAAGTCAAGAATTATTTTATCTTCTGTTCTAAATATTAACTGCTGCCAATCTTCGTAATCTAATTCGTTGGCTTCATTTATAAATAGTAAATTTCTTTTTCTACCTCTTACCTTTTGTGGTTGGTCTAAAGATATAAACTCTACAAGGTTTCCGTTTAGTTTATACTCGTGGTTTGATTTGTTATGGTTTAATTCTGAATAAGAATTGTATTGCTTTAGTATATCTAAAAAGTCACGCATAACAGAACTACGAACCGCAGGGAATGTTTTCCTACATATCGTAATTGTTTTACCTGTATTATCTAAACAGTATTTAAAAATAATATAAAGCAAAATATTATAGGTCTTACCTGACCTTGTACCACCTTGCTCAATAATTATCTTCTTATCTGATTCTAATAAGTGTTCAAAAACAACATTAGTTTTTATCTTCACGCTTTATTATTTCTATTTCAAATTTAGTAGGCATACCATCTGCACCTGTTATCTCTTGTCTTTCTACATACCCTCTATTCTTTCCTTTGGTCTTTAAGTAAAAAATAGTTTCAGATGTTTTTCCATCCCTTATATTTTCAAACAATTTACTTTCTACAAAATCTAAAGCTATGTTTTCAATATCTTTTACTTGCCTTGCAAAATCTTCATCATCTTTCATCCATTGGTAAAATGTAGTTCTACCTATACCAACTATCTTACAAGCAGTTGTAACAACCCCTAAAGATTTTTCTAACGCTTCTATTATTGCTTTTTTATGTTGTTCTGTTTTGTTCATCTTTAAATTCCTTTAAATGCTTTTAATGGGTAAAATATCAAACTGTTTCTATAACCATCTTCTGATGTTTTCTCTATTGGTGTAACTCCGTGTATATTTTTCCAAGCAGGGTAAACTAACATTGAATTATCAGCTTGTTCAAAAGTAACATTATAATCAGGCACATTTAAACAACCACCTTTAGAATTATTTCTTTTAGTTAATATTACATTTACAGCACCAACGATATTACCTGTGTCCCTGTGATACGCTGCGGCTATATTGAAATTTGATATACTGCTTGTAAACAGGTTTCCAAACCTCCATTTCTTATTTACGTCTTTAAAGAGTTCTAACTGCTCTTCATAAATTTTAGGTGTAAGTTGTTTGATTATCTTTTCTGATTCAACAGAAGCCGCCCACATCGCTTTAATAAATGTATTTGCTTTCTTTTCTCTATGAACTGCTGATATTGTTGGGTACGGTCTACGCATATGTGCTTTAGGTGCAATACTACCTAAAATACTACTCATTTGTATTGTCCCCTCTTTTTTAGCTTCTTTCCTTGTTAACCCCTCTTTGTAAACCTTTGCAAAAACATCACTCCTTTCCAATAATGATTTCGGAACGTTATCGCTTCTAAATTCCTTATTAGATATTGATATTAGTTGTGTTAATTTTTTACTATATTTAGAAACGTCTTTTATGTAGAAACCAACTATCTCTCCATCAACTTCTAAAAAACAATCTTCTTTTATATTAGGTTCAAAGTAAGGGCAATCTTTACCTATCTTAACATCGTGTTCTTGTTTGTGTAGTTTAATTGTTTTCATATTACATCTTTGTTTAATGATTTTGCAAATCCTTTAATATCTATTTTAGCGTCTACCCTTTCGTTTTTAATAACTATTCTTGCGTATGGATACCACTTCTTAACTAAATTCTCCGCCCATACTTTATCTCTTTTTTGTTTATATAAGTCAAACAAACCACCTTTGTTACTCCCTACGTTTGGACAAGAGAACCAATAGTGATTAAACCTTAACACCCCATATCCGTTCTTAATAGTTTCTAATTGAAAATCTCTATCTTCCTTTGTTTCATCTTCATATTTCCATTTTATTTTCTTTACATTCATAAGCACACAAACCTCTGCAAACTTTTTATT